TATAGTCTTTAACTTCTGTTTAAGTATCATATTCATCAAAGAGAAAATTTGAATGTCTAGTATCTCCTCAACAACTTCTCTACGATGACGAGCCTTGAGTTGCATGAAAGGAACAAACGTAGATGAACCAAGTATCACCACCTGTGTGAAACTACGATAGTTCAACTTGAGTATTTGTTGCTCCAGATACTTTTGATAGTCTCTCGCATTTGCGTCTTGGTTGTACATCTTACCGTTGATGTAAATCTCAAACGTGTTTGGTTTGATACCACGAATGACTTTTACATCTTTACCACCAACCTTAAACTCTACCTCCACGACACAACTAGATGCGTTGACAGAATTAAGAAGTTGTCCTTTGTTGATATTACGAAACGGCTTACCGAACAACCCAAAACATATCGCATCAAGAATGGTAGACTTACCAGCACCATTCTCTCCGATAATCAATGTCGTTGAATTTCTGTCTAGTTGTATTTCAGTGAAGTTGTTACCAGTTGATAAAAAGTTCTTCCACCTAACATAATTAAAATGAATCAAATCTCTAAATCCTGTGCTTCAGTATACAAAGTTCTCATTGTATTTTTAAGTCTGTCTTTACTTAGGTCAATTGTAAGATCATCAATGTATAATTCAAGTAGTGTCATGGTGTCTTGTGTGTTTTCAACAATATCATCAGATACGTTGCTTGCGTCTAAGTCAGAGAAGTCCTCAATGATTTTTACCTCATAACAATCAGCAGTCAAAAGTTTATCAACAAACTTATCAAACTGATACAAGTCTTTCTTGTTGACCACGACTAGTTTTACATACTTGTCCTTATACTTTGATACGTCATGATTTTCATATGAACCTGAGCTATCATCATAATAAATCTTACTGAATATCTTGTGAGGATTTTCTATGCGCTCAATCTCTCTTGTATCTGTATCAAACACATGAAATCCTTTAGGATCGTTCCAGTCATTCCAATATAACTCATACGGTGTACCGAGATAGAAAACCTGACCGTCATCTGACTTGTGATGATAATGTCCACTCATCACCGTATCAAATCGGTTGAACTCTTCTTTGTCCCAACCGTGATCCATCACCATGCCTTTCTGCATTTCAAAGCCACTCAACTCTAAATGACCCATGCAGATTTGAGCACTGGATGTTTTCAACATCTTAGTGGTGTGCGACATGTTTTCTGCGTTGATCCAAGGGACAAACAAAATCTTACAACCATCAAAGTCTACTTCTTGTGCCTTATCATAAATGGTCATATTATCATATCTACCATCTATGAGCTCTTGTAGTGAATTGACACCAGAGGTATTCTTATAATAAGTGTCGTGATTACCAACCATCATGTGTAAGTCGATACCATGAAACTTATCAATAAATCTCTCACGAAAATCTTTTGCAATCCTATAAGAAATATATTTCCTTCTGTCCATCACATCGCCAAGATGAATGACAGTGGTGATATTATTTTCCTTCAAGTATGGGAAAAATAAATCCTCATAGAATTTGTAAAAATATTCGTTGAAGTTTAGGTTGTCGTTTCTTGCTCCAAAATGTGTATCCGTAATTAGAGCTATTTTCAATCTTCTCTCTCCATAAAAACTTCTAGTCCCTTAACATTAGTGGACTCTTTCTTTTTTGGTTTGTATACATCCTCGTCAGGAAGCATGTTATTAATAAGAGTCTGATCTATACTATAAACATTATTATCGCCTGGCAAAGTGGTGTAAGGTTCATAGTGTTGTTTCTCTATCGTTTTATTTTTGATATGCACTTGTTTTTTCTCTGCCTGTATTCTTCTCAAAAATGCATAGTATATTATTTGAGTGAAATATGCAAAGGGGTTTTTAGACTTCTCTGGATTAAAGTTGTGTGCATACTGCAAACAGTTCTGTATACCATCCGAAATCATTTCATCCCTGTAAGAGTAGTTAATAAAATTTGGTTTGTAAGATAGATGAGTGGCAATCTTTAGAAAACACTCACCAATATAATTCGTTAAGGGTGGAACTTCATCACCAGCTTCCTCTGCATCTTGACACTTTTCTCGCCAATGAATCATAGCTTCTAAAAACTTTTTATTATCAACGTAGTGAATACCTTTTTTTCTAGCCATAGTTACTCCTCATTATTTTATTCATTATAAAGAATGTAGATTAAAATGTCAATGACCCTTGGGGTCTTGACAAAGGCTGAAAACTTTGGTACATTAGGCATGTGCCGGGTTAATGAATTGTTTCTGATTTATTAGGATCAGTCAATAACTCTAAAGCTTCTTCAACTTCTATGTCATCTAACTCTAGGTCAGTGGGCCCTGTAACCACTGATTGTCCGTCTTCATGGAAGTCAAAATGATTTATGCAGTGATCATAATATCTTTGCAATCCATGAGATGCTGGGGCAGTCATAATCACGGTAGATGGATTTACATCAATAAATTCAGTTTCAGTCATAGGGTGAACCCAAGGCGATAAAGTTAAAGCTTCCTGTACACCGTCTTTTGTCATCTTGGGAACTATAACCATTTTTAACGGATATGATATTTGGATAGGGTTTTCAAAATTAAATAACTCAGTCTCATTGAGTGTTGTCCCAATTATGCTCTCTCCGTTAGATAGTTTAAAAACTCTTAAATATTCTGTCATAGTTTTACCTTATCTATTTTGTAATTGAAACCTTGTTCATCATATATATTTAGTCTCTGTTTAAAGTGTCTTAACGTAAAATTGAGCCTGGAAGAGTAGGAGAGATCATCGGCGATGTCAAAGAGCCTGAGACTTTTGCTTTTGTCTCCAATTCGCAAACCACGCCCCAAGGACTGAAGCACTCTGATTTTACTTTTGCTGGGACTGGAGAACACGATGTTATCAATGTTCCTAATGTTAATCCCAGTACTAAAAGTGCCGTAACTGGCGACAATAATTGAATTTGTTTCATTTTCTACAATCTCTCTAATTTGTTCTCTAGTGTCTGTGTCTACTCCACCATACACAAAAAATACTTTTCTGTCTTTATATTTTTCTTCTATAATACTATATAGTGGTTTACCATGTTTCTCTACAAACTGAAATAAACAGAGGGTATTACCATTGCAATGGCCCACAAGATCGCAAACGAATAAATTCCTTTCCTCCTTTGTGACGATATATTCCAATTCTGCTCCATAGTCGAACTCCTTTACTGTTTGTCTATCCTCATCGGGATAGTTTAAGATTATGCATTTAATTTGTAAATCTGCTAGTGTTTTATTATCAATTAACTCTTTCGTTGTGACAACATACTTTGCCTTACCAAACAATCCCTCTAAGACAAGTCTATGTGTTTGCGTACCATCCAAAGTTCCTGTCAAACCAAAACGATATTTACAGTGATCAAGTTTTGTCATAATACCTGTCAAAGACTTTGCTTTGAACAGGTGAGCCTCATCACCGAACACCGCACCAAATTGTCTAAAATATGGTCTTGGCATCCTATGAATAGATTGCCAAGTTGATATCACCACATCTTTCACAACTTTTCTATCGTAACCTTGATATATTTTTTGACAATAAGTTCCAGAGCTCCAACCGTAATCCTCAAAATCTTTATACATCTGTTCAACAAGTGATGTCGTTGGAACCAGTATCAAAGTTTTTAGTTCCATCATCTGATAATATCGAACAAGACAATATATTATTAATGATTTACCCGAAGCAGTAGGAGAAATAAGAAGAGAGCGATTTGTGGCAATAGCATGGGATACGGCATCAATTTGATAATCTCGTATTTTAATTTTTCGTCCACCAAGGGTTGGTCTAATTCCTCGTATAAACCCTTGCACCACACTTCTGGCCACGTCTCTTTCACTTCTGAGTCCTTCTTCCAGTTCATAATATTCACCATTATTTTGTAGGTACTCCTCTATATATGGGAGGAGTCCCATGTATATTTCGCCTGTGACAATGTTATACAAACGAATCTTTCCATCCCACATTTTATTTCTGTACGCAGGCATGTACTTAAAACCCGGCACTTCAAATGTGAAGAAATCATTTAGTTCAGCTGCAGTTGAGGGTTCAACATCGTTTAATTTTATGTATACCTCATTCTTCTTAGATATTAGCATATTGATATTCGTCTACTGAACCATAAGTCCCTCTGGCCAGTATGTTCCAAGATACACTTACTCTATCGGTTTGAGTTGGGGGAACCCAGTGTTGCAACCAAGAGGGGAATACCAAACCAGAGCCCTCCTCTGCATCAAACTGAAGCATCCCTGCATTTTGCCAGT